GTGCCGTGCTCTTCATCACGCGCATGCCACCCTTAGGGTCATGGTAGTGATTATATCCCGCGAAAGCCTGCGACAGGACTTTCCTCCAATCCCGGATCATCCGCAAGCCATTCTCCGTTTCCAGCGGAGCGGCCTGGCAATGGCGGATGTCCCAGAACTCATGGGCCACCTTGTCAATCGTCACTTCCTGCCCGAACTGCAGGAAGTAAGGTTGGATGGTGCTCAACAACGTCTGCAAATCCTCTCTTTCGCAGAACACAAGGCAGTCATCGGCATCCGTAAAGTAATCCCATCTTCGAAGATTGAGACTCATGAGATATTGCTCCACCATTGCGGCAACGAGCAAGCAATTTCCCATGCCGGTGTTGTAGTCACCAGACATACGGTTCCCCTTGACCTTGTACTTCACGCCAGACATACTCCTACCCTTATTTGACACCTGGTAAGACAACAACTTAGCCAGATAAGGGTCCTTGTAGATGGAGTTGTAGACGGCATGCTCAGTCTGCAAAGCACCAGACGAAACATGCTTGTCGAAGCGAGCGGCATCGATCGCAACGCAAACTGGGTCCCCAAAGGCATCCCACTTCTCTTTGATGAGCCTAGCTCGCTCAACAGAATCCCTTCCTTTGGCGATCACAAAGGTCCTCGGGACACCCCGTCTTGGTCCCCGGTGGCGCAAAAGAGCATGCTCCACTGGTTTCAGAAACGTAGCCAACTCCAAATTGTACTTCGGCGTTCTGAATTGGATTAGACGAGGGTCTTTTTCATCGGCCTCTTTGCGCTTCTCCGCCTTGACGAAGGCTGTTACACGTGCGTCGCGCTTCTCAACCGGCCCAAGGGCCAGCTCCAAAGCAGCGCGCTCATACCGAGTGCGTTTTGCGCCAGAATACTGTTTCAAGATCACCTCGTAAGGCAATCTTTCAAACACATTCCTGGCCTTCAACATTCGGCAGATGCGTTTCATACCCTTCCTCAAGTCTTCGATGCCCTCAGAGGAGGGTTCCGGAACGGCTCCCAAGACTCGACCGTAGAGAGCGGTCAACTCATTGTGGACACAGCCGCGATGGACTTGACACCTCCAAGTACCAGTGGTAGGACCTACAGTAGGGTCGATCACTTGGTACATCTTTCTTCGATTGTCTAGGCAGCCATCCACCACAGGAACTCGGACACTGCCGCCAGATCGCATCGCACCGAACTTGCGAATTCCCTGACAGCGGGCTTCCGTGTATGTGGGGCACACCTAGGCCCTCCTCAGTCTCACTGCGTTCGCGAGACCGAAGTACTTCGCGATTTGGTACAGGGGCGACCAAACCGAGCCAAGCCCAAGAGAAGGACGAGTGGCACCCTCGCCCAGCCATTGACTAGGAAGCGCAACGCTTTCCTGGACTCTGGCAGCAGCCGTCAACCGCATGGCTGCTTTCTCCTGTGCCCCCGGGATCCACGC